GCCTGTAGCAGTAGGAAAATCAACTGCTGTTAACTCAACTTCATTCAAACGTCTAAGTGTATCATTAACTAATGTTAAGAATGTTGTAGCCATATCTCACCCAAATTAAAGAAGGGGATAGCCCCAATACAGAGCTATCCCACAATACTTTATTATGCCAAGGCATCTCTTGCAGCAGCAGATGGTTTTTGTCCATTTGCGTTGCAGTTAATACAAGTAGCATATACTCGTAGTACACCAACAGCAGCGGCAGCTCCTGCTAACTTAACATCAATAGTATCAGTAGTACCGATAAATTGAGTGTAAGTTGAAGCAGCTGAACCGACAACTGTATTGGTTTGTCCGTTAGTTCCAGCAGCACAGTAGCCAGTGGAAGTAACATCAGCACCATCAACAATGTCATCACCAGCAGCAAAGTCAATGTCAGCAGTTACACTTGAGGTAAAAGCTGTCATAACTTCAGCACCAGCGTTAAGTACCAATGTACCAGCAGGTATTTCTAATAACTGAAAAATGTCTCCGTCAGCTATTGTATTACCAGCAGTAATTAATGCAGCTACGTCAAGGTATGCCTCGACATTGTACATTACATTGTTACCATAATGACCTGGCATTACAGCAGAAGTATCTGCACCAACACCAGCGGTAGATGAAGCGGTAAGGTCAAAAGTAGCCATTGTCTATTCTCCCTTAACCAGCAATATTATAGTGAGCGCGAACTAGTGCTTCAGGACGAAGAACCTTGCGACCATATAAATGTAACCCACGAACGATGTCAGCAAAGCTGTCATTGTCACGATAAGTTTCGACCTTCTCTACTTGAGAAGCCGTAGCAACAGCAGAATCATGTCCAGCAACAATTGCACCATAATGTGCGCTTGAACCATTAGTATCAATGGTAGCTGGGCCTGTTCCTATTGAAGGTAGGTTGTTAGACATATAAACTCTAAAACCACGGATCATGCCAGAAATGATACGACCATTACGAAGAATGTCTGGATCACTTGAAGCAAAATCACTATTTAATAGCTTAGAGTTTTCGTCATTAAGCTGTTCAGCGAATACTGGATCAACAACAACCCAACGTCCATCACGGTCAACATTTTGCTGATCGAGTAAACGAGCCATACGGTTTAGAACTTCCAAAGGAGTTGCTTCACCAGTAGATCCGTCAGGATGTAGGGCTATTGAGTCGGTAGCAGCACCACCAGAAACAAAGCTGTTACGAGCAATTAACATAGAAGCTAGTAAACCATTAGCAGCTGCTCCTGCAATAGGATCAGTACCTGATTTATCAGCAGCTACTCTAGCGGTTCCAGCATTAGCACTAAGCGTAGCTTGTTTGAAACCTGTCAAGTAACCTAGAACTTCTTGGTCAAATTGATCTTTTAGACGATAGCCAGCACGATCACTAGCCATTGACTCAAAGTTTACATGAGAATGAGCTTCTTCAATGTCATCAATTTTAAAAGCAAAGTAGTTAGCTTTATCAACGACTAGAGTAAAGTCATCGTCTTGTAGGTCTTGAGGAGTTACTTGCGTACCCCTTGCATATTCAGAAATTGTTATTTCTGGTTCTTTAATGATACGCACTGTATCACCAAAATTAGATATCTCACCAAAGTAATCACTGTTGGTTATATCTTCACAAACACTAGTTTTACGGAAAGCTGATTGTACCTTCTTACTGTAAATTACAGGAGAGAAGTTACCATTAGGTAGATTTCCATAACCAGTTGCAGTCTTAAAAGCCATTGGTTATCTCCTTTCGGCTATATCGAAACGAGCCAACTTTGACAGTTTCAAGGCTACATCTTTAGGGTGTAGGATAAACCTGGCCTAACGATTGTAGGTAGTTGATATGTTTAGAGTTAGCATAAACAGGAGGTTGTCTATAAAAGAGGCTCCTAAAAGGAACTAGCCAATGGTTTTAGTCATCAGCTAGTTTTATAATTGTATATAGTATATCACATTTAAATTAATTTGTCAAGTACTTTATCTTGCTCCACCAGTTAAATCGTATACAAATGTACCATTTTTTACAGATTCTGAGATAGCTTCTTCAAATTTATCCCAATCTTTACTGCTTAAATCTTTTACTCTAGACTCTGACCATACATTTTTATCTACTGTTGTAGGTTCTTCAGAGCGTTTAGTATTAGAAACAGACCTAGCTGCATCTTTAGTAGCACTAGCTTTTTTAGATCCTCGTTTAGTTTCTAACTTATACAAGTCTATTGCTTTAGCTGCTGCAAGATGATCTGTATCATTTTCATACAATGCAGACTGTATCCATTTAGGTTGTTCTGCTACCCAATCGTGAAAGTTTTGATCTGCCCTTATATCTGCAAAGTCAGGATGTAGCTTTTCTAGCTCACTCTCTGCTCTTTCCATTTTAACTTTAGTTTGCATTTCGTCTACGTAACGTAGCTTTTCATCTACATCTTTACGTGCTTCTAATGCTTTCTTAGTTGCAATGGTTTCTACTATCTTTGCAACATCGGGATACTGTTCAGACCATTTTTCTAATTCTTCATCAGTCTTAGGTAACTTTACCTGTTTCTTAGTTAAACCTTCTATTTGTAGTTTTAACTTATGTATCTCATCAGAATGTTGTTCTTGTATCTTTTGCTGGTGTCTTCTTAGATCTCCATATCTTTTCTTAAAAGTTTTTTCTTCTGCATCTAAAGATTGAGTTTCTTCTTCATCTTTTTCCGCTTCTTCTACTTGTTTGTTTTCAGCATTTCTAGCTGCTTCTAGTTCTTGTATTTCTTTTTCTTCTTCCTCTATGCTTATTCTTTTATACATTATTGGTGCTGATTTTACTTCTTCTTGTATTGCTTCCATTTTATTTTCTTTCTTTCGGGGGCATCTAGTAGCTTTTCACCATGAAAAGGGTAGAAGGTAGCCCTGATTTGACTATGCTGCTTTTACATAGCCTACGCCTTCAACGTATCTTCTTTCACCCATAATACCTGAACCTTTATCTTCTTTTACAGGTATTGCTGATGCTCCTCTGTCACTATCTAAAATACTTGCTGCATAGCCTAGTTTTTGAGGATCAGCAGGGCCATCTAAATCATAAGACTTAATTGCAGCCTTATACTCTTCTGTAGCATTCGGAGAAAAATTATCTGGGTCTTGATTTATTATGCCAGTTATTTTATCATTAGCTTGATAGTTATCATAATCTAATTCTGCACCAAAGTCATCAATTTCATTGAAGAATATTTTCTTTAACATATCTCTATTGGTAGCACCTTCAGGTATATCTTCAGCTTTTATACCATCTCTAAGCATCCTACGTTTATCTGTTAATGCATCTAGACCATTTTTTAATTGTTCGTTTAATGTGCTTGGACCCTGACCAAGTAAATCATTCGCACCAGTTTTATATTGATCCATTACGTCAACAAAATTATCGCTGTCTACTGCTGCTCTTTGTAAGAGTACTCTTAATTCTGAATCATTCTCATATGCATTATTTCTATCTTGATCAGGTCTATATACAAGGTCAGCTTTTTCTTGACGTTGTTTAAATAAATCACCTTGTAGTTTACGTCCATAGTAATTCTCACTATCAGGATCTGTACTAGCTGTATTTAATTCAGGAAACTCAAATCCTTGTACATCTCCTTTTATTTCATCGTATGTTTTAGGTTTAGGTAAAGCTTCTGCCATTTCATTCATAGCACCTTGAGTAAGATTACCACCTACTTGACCTACACCAGCTATGTTATAGTTTACTGAACCACCATTAGCATAACCTTTACGTTGCATAAGTCCACCTTTATTTAACTCTGCACCTCCACCTACACCTTCATCGTGACCTGCTTCTGCATCATCATCAGCAGTATCATAACCGCCTTTTTCTGAATCATCTGTTGTACCACCAAAAGACTTACTAAAATCTTTACTAAATTGATCTACAATATCTTTAATAGATTTATCCATTGCCTCTTTAGCTTCTTTTTCTGAATCAAATGAACCTGCCCCTTGATCAGGATCACCAGG